ATTGGAAGAATCCTAGATGGAAAACAACTAGTACCTATGAGACCTTGGTTCAGGGGGTTCAAGGGGAAAGTACACAAGGAGGATGATACATGGATGATGGAAGGTGTATGGAAATGGAAGGGGATGAATATTGTGATCACTGAATTACCCCCTGGTCGTTGGACACAAGATTACAAGGAATATCTTGACAACCTCGTTGAAAAGAAGATGATTGGTGGATTTACGAATAATTCCACAACAGAAGATGTTCATTTTGAAATTGAAGATTACACTGGGAAAGATCTCCTCAAGGATCTCAAATTGAGGAAGACATTCCGTGTATCAAACATGCATCTTTTCCACCCCACAAAGGGTATTCATAAATACTCTAGCCCCGAGGAGATTCTCAAGGACTTTGTTGAACTCCGGGAAGAGCACTATGTGAAGAGAAAGGCACACCTCATCAAGGTTCTTGAGACGAGGGCTACTATGTGTGGATACAAATCCAAGTTTGTAACCATGGTCATAGAGGGTCACATTGTAGTATTCAAACGCAAGAAGCAGGACCTCGAGGAAGAACTTTCCAAAACGTTCCCAAAGATTGGTGGCACCTACGATTATCTCCTCAATATCAAGACTGTGCAATACACGGAAGAATCTGTCAAGGATCTTCTCAAGGAGTCCAAACAGGCTAAGGAAGAACTTGAAGTGATGAAGAATACGAATCACATTGATATGTGGAAAATGGATATTAAAAATATGTAAACAATAGATAGGTATGGGTGAAGCTGCGAAAATATCGCTCAAAGCTATTGGAAAGCAAGACACCTACTTACTTTCCAAAGATCCAGAAGAATCACTCTTTAATTATACCACTGATCGGAATCATTCCGATTTCAGAAAGTATCACAGAAATCGTTCTATTATCAAACCAGGTGATGGCACACCAAATTGGCCATTTAATCAAACCATCAAAGTTGAGTTCCATCCAAGAAACATGGGAGACCTTTTGAGTAACATGTATTTGAGTATAACTATGCCGGCTATAACGGATGGTAACTATGCAGATCAGTTAGGCCGACATATTCTCAAAAGTGTCACGATGTATGTAGATGACATTGAAGTTGAAAAGATCTACGATGATTGGGGAATTATCTATGATGAGCTTTATTTAGAAGTGTCTGAAAAGGTAGCGAATAGATTTCTTATAAACAGAAACCTTGGTTTTGATGACGCACCCACTAGTGCCAGCGTTGCCCGATACGATTCAGACCTCGTCATTCCACTTCACTTCTTCTTTTCCCGTAAGTTTGCGAGTGATGAATATTCTTCAAACAAACCTAATAGACCTTATTTTCCAGTGTGTGCAATTTACAAACAGAAGATTGAGTTTGAATTTGACTTCCACCAACAGACATTCTTTACGGATACGACAGATACAGTGACCCTACCCTCATTCAATCTTGTCACAGAGGAGATAACAGTAAGCCCCGAAGAAAGGAACTTTTTTACGTCCCAGAGACAGACGTTGGTAACAGACCTAGTTAGGAAACATCCAGTCATAGTGAGTGACCTCAACAGGGATGTTATAAAGAACAATCTTGTTCCAAATATCCCTGTGAAGTGTTTTCATTGGTTTTTGAGAAACACAAAGTTTGAGGATGAAAGTAATGCGATAGGAGTTCCTGTTCCATCCACTGATGGGGAGCGTTTGTACCAAAATCGTTTCAACTTTTCATCATCTTTAGACTTTTTCGGTGAAAACACATTCTTCTACCCTCTCATGTCTGAAGCCAGTTTCTACATCAACGGAAACAAACTTCCGAATTTGACCAAAACTGATCACACGTACTACAAATACTTAATTCCATTTCAAAAGAGATTGGCGAGGCCGATTAGGAATGTTTACACATACAGTTTCTCGTTGAATCCGGTAAATGTGGAACCATCGGGAAACTTGGATTTTAGTCAGATACAATCTGAAAAAACTAACATTGAAGTGAAATTAGACACTACTTTGATTGATATTACAACCGAGACATTCTCGTTACATATGTACTACACTGGATATCAGACATTTGTCTTTCAAAATGGATTCATGTCAGTTGCTTATTAAAAAGTTTATCCTTATTATTGCTAATATATTCAATGATGTTATTCTTGATACACCATTTGATGAAATTCAATTGCGCTAAAGTCGTTTGGATTTCATGAGATGTTCCCGGAACGACATAGGCAAACTTTTGAGACCGACAGAATGGGTCAAAAAGTTGCTTACTGTAACCATTCAGACTAGATTTATAGGCACAATGAACTGTAAACAGTTTACCATCACCCGTTTGATACGCGATATGATTCTTCTTCGAATAGTTGGTGATGAACCATTCCAAATTACGGAGAGAGATACCACTCGATTTATCTAGAATGTTCAGTAGTGTAGTTTTATTCTTTTCTTCGTTGTAAAAATTGTTTATCGATGTTAGTAGAATATCGTTTTTGCTCATACTCTCTTAGACCCCCAAATCTATAAGCTCGTTCGAGGATTCACAACCTGGACACCCCTTAACAAACATTTTCTCTGGACCATGGTTATGTAGACTTGAACTAGAAAACACCCGCTGACATATACGCTGCCCCTGTAATGTATGGTGCCGACAGTATCCATTTTTAGATGCTTTGAAATTACACCTCTGACCATTATTCTTAGTTCCCTTACATGTTGTAATCGTATAAGAATCTGGTATATCTTTTAGAAGTTGATCCAATGGTATGCCATGTTTTTTTGATATTTTCTCGGCAAAGTCATTAACGACAATATTTATACGCTCCTCCAACTCTTCATCCATAAGTTTAACAACTTTCTCATACATGCTCATCATTACTTTGTGTAAGCTCGTAATTTTTAAATAGGTCTTCAACAGATTCTTCCTTTTTCATTCTCATCTCCTTAAGCCTCGCTCTCAAAATGGGTAGAGTGCCAGTCTCATCTAAACCAAGACGTTTACACTCGGCGATGAGTTCATCCTTCTTCATACCACTGAGGGCTGGCTCCCTCACCGGTTTTGGTGGTTTATGTTGATTGATAATTTCCCCAAATATATCCTCTTTCACATTCTCGTATAGTGGATCTAGAAGGTCGCACACAGGGTTCAAGAATTTGTTGAGGAAGTAATAGTGGTAGTCTACCGGTATCTCATTTTCCTCAACGTACTTTGGGTCTTCGGCCTTCTCAAACGCCTTCGCCTTTGGATCCTCTGTTTTAGTAAGAATATAGGGTACCCGATCACCAGATTGTGGCTCCGAACCGGGTCTCCGCTGTCGCATCTTTGTGACCACTTGTACATGTGACTGATTGATGTTGACACTCTCAGGGCTCGTTATGGATACCGCTTTACCACCAACTTTATATGAATCAGAGAGACCTTGACTCAATATAAGTTTCCCATTGGGTATATCACCAGAAAGAAGTTCAATTGCCCTCTCTTTAGCCAACTCCTTGGGTGGTCCGGGATCACTTGAAGTGAGAATCACATCAAGGAGTTCCTTGCATACCTCTCTCATATGGGGTGTGTTATCGCGTCTCACGAGCTGGAGACCCTTTACATCAATGTAATCCATATGCATCTTGTCGTCTTTACCCTTTGTCCAGAGTTTCGCAGCATAACGCTTCTTTGAGTAGAGGAAATACGGCCAATATACCTTCTCCAACTCGAGATTATTAGGCTTCTTGAAGAGAGCCGAACACTCCTCTGCAGCTCTCTCACCCACCTCCCAACTATACGCGACGGCTTCCTCACCTGTACGACCCCCAACATCAAATTCAACCATGACTGAATCTGTATCTCCGTACCTCACTTTGGCACCTGGAAAGTTTGCCTCTACATACGTCTTAGTATCCTCAATCATACTACGACCCTTGGAAGTTGTTGTAGAAGCGATGGGTACACACGGTAAGATACCTTTACCTGCACCCGTGAAACCATACACAGAGTTCATAGAAATTTTATACGCCAGCTGTTTTCCATTATATACTTCCTTCATAAAACCAGTAGCAGATGCCATATCCCTCTTAGCCTGTTTTCGGAATTGCTTTAGCTCTAGAAGGATTGCTGGTAAGAGACTTGGTACACCCTGTGCAAACTTGTAGGTGCGATCACCAATATTGAAAGTCTCATACTCAATACCAGGTACGTTACCATACTTCCTCTCATCCATTACATACGATGAATAGCACAGGTTGTGGGCCATCATGATACTCGGATACAAGGCTTCAAAATCAAGAGCGGTAATTGGAGTATAGTAGGCACCCTTTTGTGCCTCTAGGACTGTAGCACCCTCGTAGGGTTCTTCAGGAAGGGCACCATACCGAATAGTCGGAACCATGAAGCCAAGTTCCCTCGCCTTCTTGGTCAGTTGGGAAAAGACCTTAATTTGCTGCCCACGCTCCACCAGGAATGGAACCGGTACCCAAGTTGCCTTAGCCATCTCAACCAGGTTCAGTAGAATACAGAGCTTTTTCATGAGTCTGTGTGGGAGTAGGGTATCCTTAATACAATACTCGGCAACTTCCTTCAACTTTACAGGATCTCCCTCCTTGTATCGGGCAAACATCTCCTTGGGGGCCATGTCAATCTTTTGATCTCCAAGGTAGAGCTTGGATACGCTATCCAGTTTGTAACTATCCAGTTTGTAACCCTTCTTAACCTCATGGAACAAATCAAAAATAAACCGACCACTCATAGGAAGAAGCTTCAAAAGGTTATCACCCAGCGCGCTTGACGAAAGCTTCTTAATCACTAGTTCAGAGTCGGTGTCCTTGAGCTTTCCCAAGTTATAGAAGTCATAGTGACACCTATTGATTTGAGCACGCTTGTAAATGTACTCCATATCAAACCCGAAGATGTTCCAACCGGTGATGATATCTACATCTTTTTTGTGAAGATACTTCTGGAACGCCTCTAACATCTCCCTCTCAGTTGCATAACTACGGATGTCACAACCCTCTAGATTAGGGTCGGTCTGTTTGTAACACAGGCATGTCTTATCATAGGGTTCGTCAGAGCCAAACTTACATAGAGAAATTGCAATTTGAAAGCATGCATCACCGGGAATATTTGCATCAGGGAACTTACCAGTAGAGCTGTTACATTCAATATCTACAGATGCCACAACAAATGGTGCGATGTCATCCCTAGCAACCGGTTTAAGTGTAGTCCAGTCATTACAGAAAAGATCAATATCTACACGAGCAAGGTGAGAACGAATACATTTATCGCCAGTATCCAACCATCCAGTGGATTGAATTCCAGTGCGATGCATCAAGCGAAGAACAGGATCCAGGTTGGCCTCATAGACTTTAACATTCCTCACACCGAAAATTTCAAAAAGTTCAGGTGTTCTATCTAGGGGTCTTCTCAGGAATGAATCTACAAGTCTTCGGGCCTGAAGATTTTTACAGTTAATTTTCATAAATGTAAACTCTTCGTTGTTTTGAAACCCCCAAACATCTTTAGATTTCGTAATAGAGTAGGCAATTAGTGAATCTCTACACCCGTCGTTAAGAATATCGTAAATTCTTTGAACCCTTTGAGTATTAATGTTCCCCGGGAGTTTAATAAAAAAATACGGTGTAAAAGATGTTGTTAGACATACAGACTTACCATCCTCAGCCTTACCAAAGATACTGATCAAGTGTTCCTCCTCCGTATCTCTCGCCTCCCAGGTGAGTGCTTGGAACAATACCATTTTGTAGTTAACGAATGAAAATTTTAATATACTTTATTAGTAAAAATGTCTGCCGCTTTGATTGATCTTGTATCTAAAGGAGCTCAGGATGTGTACATCACTGGTGACCCTCAAGTTAGTTTCTTCCGTCAGAACTATAAGCGCTATACCAACTTTTCTATGAAGCCAGAGCGAATGGATTACATTGGTACCTTCGCTGCAAACAATGAGGTTTCTATCCCTATCCGTTCCAAGGGTGATCTCCTCAGTTACATCTGGATTGAAGATACCCTCATTTCTAATGTTGCCACTAACACAGATGGCCTCTTTTCTGCGGGTGCTTCCAACCCAACCACCTTCGAGTTGTGGATTGGTGGACAAAAGGTGTCTGAGCTTGATTCTCTTTTCATCCAGGGTGTTTACAATCCCCTCTTACGGGACAACTCCGCGAAGGCTTCTTGTACTGTGACTACCAATGTTGCAAAGCAAAACCATGGACAGAATCACTTCATGATTCCTTTCTTTTTCGGTGAGGACTGGACAAAAGCCCTACCAATCGTTGCGTTGCAATATCATGAAGTGGAGATCAGGATCAAGTGCCGAGATGGATACACCCCTCAAGGTACACCCAAGGTCTATGGTAACTACATTTACTTAGACACAGATGAGCGTACTTTCTTTACTGAGACCGAACATGAGATCCTCTTTACACAAACACAGTACCAACCAGCTACCAACACTGATACCGAGTTGGATCTTAGTTATTTCAACCACCCAGTGAAGTCTCTCCACTTGGTTTCTGGTGCTGCCGCTGGTCAGCAGTGGGCGGATGAATACACTTTCAGTACTTCGTCTCTGTACATTAACGGAA